GATTGATCTGGTGTTGGAGCCAAAACAATATTTTGATCATCCCAATTTGCATAATATTTTGGTGCTCCTGTAGTTCCCGATGGTGTATTAGCAGTCCAACCCATAGCCGAATGATTCGTACAATAATAATACAAAGTTGGTGCATCTGTTGCCACTGTAATTTCTGTATAAGCCCCAGATGTCCCAGGGACTCCATTAGTTGTAACTCCTGTTGTATATTCTGTTCCACCACCATGTGTACCATTTGGTGTTGTAGAAAATCTAAGTGGATGACCATCATTTGATGAATCAGATTGATCAAATCGATAGGTTCCTCCCTCTGCCAAATTTAAGGTTACGTTTGCGGTTGCTGTCGAGCCATCAATACCATACTTGTTAGTTGATCCAACATTATAATATGGGTGGTCTATTGGATTTCCACTTACAACTGTTACAGTAAATGTTTTAGATTCAACAGGATTTGATTGATATTCTGACATAAAACTCGTGTCTCTTTTTTCAAGAAAATCTCTAACATTTGAATTAATAATTTGCACAGAACGCAAATAAATTAAATCAGAGGGCATACTTAAAAACCTTTGTGCAGTAATTGTTGACGTAGTTGCGTACTTTCGTAAATCATCGTAATCTACTTTGCCTGCAATATCTAATTCAACATTTCTAATAAATTGATCTAATAAAGTATCACTTAATACATTGCTATCTACTTCTGTGTAGTTTCTTACTTGTGTTAAAAAATTTGTATATGATATTGCCATAAATTATCCAGTGATGTTAATCTGCCCACCCATATTTGAATGAACTGTACAAAAATAATACAAAGTGCTTGGTGCTCCTGCGTCAACTGTAATTTGCGTGTATCCATCAGTTCCTGGAGATCCAACAACTGTTACACCTGTCGAATATATACTTCCACTAGCATGAGTTCCATTGCTGGTTGTGCTTAATCTTAGTGGATGCCCTCCATTACTACTATCTGTTTGTGAAAATCTATATGTAGAACCCCTTGTAAAACTAAGTGTATCTTGTTGAACACCATCAATATTGTATTTATTATACCCTCCTGGAGTAGTTACAGTGACGGCATAAGAAGTGACCACTACATCTGTTCCACTAATTGTAACTTCTCCTACAGAGGTGTTTAGATTTCTTTTTCTGTTAATTTCATCTGGTGTTTGCGGTGGTAACAGACTATTTGGATCAGGTGAAAAATTATTTGCATCCAAATCAACAGTAATTGAAGCGGCTTCATCCTGTGGAGGTCGAGCGTTAGCTAGAGCTATTGCGTCTGCTTTAATATGCTTTCGTCTAATTTGTGGGTGTTTTGCCTCGTATTCAGATTTATGTACGAATGAACCATTCCACTCTTTGACCATTTCAAGATATGGAAACTCCATACCAGACCTATCTGAAATAGCTTTTGCATATTTACCTCGTGCATAAGCCATCTAAAAAACACCTTTAAAATTTGTTCCTCTAATTGCAGCCTTACCACCCTTACTAAATTTTTTACTTTTAATTTTTTTTATATCTTCTTTTAAACCACCGTCTTTTGCCATACCTAATTGTTGATACACATTAGCACTAGTCAATGATGGAGAAGTATAATTAGGCGCAAATGCTGCTGCTTGTTGTCTTTTTTGTAAACGTTTAATCGTATTCATTTGTTTATCATAATCAGCATCACCTGCTCTTTGAGGACGTGTAGTTGTTTCTGTATATTTTTCTTGACCTATTGATCTATATTCTCCTTTTCCAGCTGGGTCTGTAAAATATCTATACCCATAAGGCCCCTGTGCTTCTCTTGAACCTTCTGGTAATTTGTAAACAGTTTGAACTGGCTTTGGAGGAGGAGCTCCTGGACCAACATAACCTTGATTTTGAACATACTCATATTTTGGTCTTGTTCTCTGTCTAGATTCGGTAATTGTAAGTTTACCAATATCATCTTGTATTTTTTTTATATCATCAGAATAATCTCTATAAAACCCTGTTTTGGGTAATTCAGATTGTTTAGCTGTCGCAAACCTATAAGTAGGCGTGAATTTTTTTGATGATAAACCACTTCTTACCTCTTCAAATTGTTTATCTGAGGGTGTTGCAAATTGTTTGTTAATAGAAGCAATATAAGCACTTCTTTCTGCTTTAGGCATATTTAATGTAGCTTTATATTGTATGTCAGCTCTTTTATCAAATGTTTTTCTTTCAGCATCAGTTAAACGTTGTCTGTAATTTTTAATAGTTGATGCTAATTGTGGTTGCGTTTCCTCAAGAGGTGTTAAATATCCACCATTTGACATTTTTCTAAATCGCATATTTTTCATATTATACTCCTTGTGGGAAATACGTTTGTGGGGTTATATATACAGATGTTCTTTGTCCATCCTCGTTTAAAGCTCTTGATAATTCATCCTCATAAATTAATTTATTTTGCTGCACTAATTGTGGATTGTATTTCATTGATAAGTAATACGCTAAACCCGCAACCATGCACGGTATAAATCTAAATACCACATCTGCTTGATTTGTGTAAGCTCCTGCGTCTTCAATTCTTTTTAAATAATAATATTTAATGTAAGTGTATGTTGATGCATCTGGTGTTTGATACAAAGTTATTGTAGGTGTTGTTTGTCTATCAACATAATATTGTGAAGGTTGTCCTGTAGAACCTTTGTTAGGTAAAGCTGCGTATTCACTTCTACTTATTTTTGTTAAGGATACATCATTTGTTGTAGAGGTAGTTCCAGTTGTCGTGCTGATATAAGCCTCTAATATATCATTCGCATTCGTTGGAGCTGTGTAAGTCGCTGTCCCGTTTGTCAGTGCTTGTTCTTTTAGTTCTACTTTCCATAAGTGAACTCCGCGGTTTCCCCATTCGCTGAAAAGAATATTTAAACTTCTTCTTGCAGATTTTAAGTCATACCCGCTGTTTGTGCGAGCTCCTGTTCTTTCATAAGCTTCTTGAACAATATCGTCAATATCGAGATCAAATGTAGTTGTTCCTGATGTGGCCATAATTCATCCTAATAAATTGGTGTTTTCTTTTTAAAGCCACCCTTTGCCATTTTCACGCCCACAGGGCCACCATATTTTTTTCTTTCTATATCTTTTAGTTCTGCAGAGCCTAACTGTTTTGGAACTAAAACACTGGCTACACCTAATGCTTTACCTGCTATATTTTTTGGTAAAGTTGTTAAATTTTTTAGCCCTTTTTCCGCTGCAGTTAGTAAGCGTCCTTTTGT